AATCGGAAATGAAATCTTCATGGTACGACGCAACTTGGGAAAGACGACAAGTTTCAGTATTCAAAAAAGATGAGATTCCGTCAAAAGAACTTATCAATAAAATACTGGAAGAGGCTACCCGAAACGTCCCCGTGTTTGCGGGTCATTGGCATCATGAAGTAGAGATTTACGGCCCTGAATATGAAGAAGACAAACATAAATTATGTCTTCAGGGGGTCGAAGAGATTTCGATTAGAAAAAAATATGACATCAGGTCGCCATGTTATGTTGGATATGGCGCACCTCTTTCTAATATTCAACATCACCTTGATTTCTTTTTGGAAGAAATTGAAAATGGTAATGTTAAGAGAAAAGGACTAAGAGACGAACAGGGAAATCCGATAGTGAGTTTTAACACAGAACTCTTAGCTCCATATCTTCTAAAATTTAAATATTCGCCTAATAAATTTATTCCTTCATCTTCAAGTGTTGGTATTAAGGGTGAAAATAAAGAAAGTCAATGGGAAAAATACGTTCAAACATCTATATCCCATGCAATAATAATATCCATAGTTGCAAAACACTATGGGGTTGATTCTGGTTTTTGTGGGTGTTTCATATTATCTGATAATAATCCAAATAGAATTTATTATAACCAATATGATGTAATTTTATTTCTAGGTCTAGGATATGCAGACCCAGAAAGATGTTACAAATCTAATTATGGCGATATTGAGTCTATGATAGGTAAAGATAAAGAAAAAGTAAGAGCTAATTATGAAGACATATGCACATGGCGTTAGACAATAAAACAATATGCAAATTACCCTTTACTCACATCTTTTCTGATAATGCAGGGTTATATAAACTGTGTTGTCACACGCATACTACATCATCATACAGTAAAGATTGGACCGTTCAAAAGAATTTGCCGTTTGAATATTTTTTTTCTGAAGACATGGACGAAATCAGACGAAAAATGTTGAATGGGGAATACGTATCTGATTGTGAATCTTGTTACGCAAAAGAAAGAGCGGGCATATTTTCTGATCGTCAGAAGTACACAAAAAACTTTAGAGCCCCTTCACAACCAGACGAAAGATACATGAACCTCAAAATAACATTATGGGGTAATTTTTGCAATCTTCAGTGCGCAATGTGTCATCCTGTACATTCTTCCGCAAGAACTACAGAGTTAAAAACAATCCAAAAAGACACTCCAGAATTAGATGTTAGTGATTTTCAATTTAAAAACGAAAAGTCTAAAATAACAAGTGTGCGGTATCATGATCTGGTTAAAAACATTTTGGAACATATTCATATAGTAAAGGCTCTTGAAATATCCTCTGATGGAGAACCGCTTCTTAACTCCAGAATGTATGATTTTTTGTTAAGTATTCCAGACGAACATGCAAAAGAAATATCTTTATCAATCACAACGAACCTATCCGAAAGAAGTTTTAGACATTACCACCTAGATCAAATTATAGAAAAGTTTCCGTCAACACATCTCCGTGTTTCTTCTGAACACATAGAGGAAAAATACGAGTGGATACGATATCCAGCGAGTTTTGACAAGTTGGTAGATAATTTGAAACACTACAAGGACCACGTCTTTAAAGTCGCGCCTGCCGTAAGTGTCCTAAATATTGGTGACTTGTATGAAATAAAGTTGTTCTATAACACGTTAGGCGTTGGGTGTTTAGAACCTGGCACATATTCAGTGGTTAGAGGTCCGATACTATTGAGAACAAAACTTCACTCACAAAGTAAGAGGCTTTTAGAACTGTACAGAAGCGCTGGATGGGCAGACGATATTGTTTATGAAATGGAAAGAGACGACTCAGAGTGGTTTACTTACGATAAAGAAAGATCAAGGATGGAACTCTACTTGGACAGATTGTCCAAAGAAAGAGGCAACTGGAGAGAAATTCTTGGCGATTTGTAGTTGACTTCTTCTTAAAATGTGTTATAATATGTGAAAACAATTGGAGATTTTTGATATGAAATATGAATCTGAATATGGTACGGTAGACTTTTGGGACCCATACCCAAGATTGAATGACTTCAAGAAAATCGGGATCAATTTGTCAGGTGGATGTGATTCCGCTCTCGTTATGTTTATGACGTGCCGTGAACTCATTGCAAGAGATAAACTTGATGTTGTTATCCACCCTATAACTGGGGTGCACAATAAAAGACCAACAAACATTTGGAACGCAGAAGAAATCGTTGAACTCTTCAGAGAGATGTTTCCGGCTGTTGAAATCGGAGAACATTTCGTAGATTACTATGACAAGGATCACGAAAAAGATAAAACCAACCAACATCTCAAACATGAAACCAGACTAAGAGAAGAAGGTAAGATCGAAGTTCTCTTCCATGGTCGAACTGCTAATCCTGATAAGGATGAAGCTGAGAAACACAACCTTCTCTATAAACGCGAAGAACGCCGAGACAAACACGGCAATGAACGCGAACCTTTCCATGAACACCATGATAAACCGTTCTACTGCCCGATGGAATTCGTAGACAAACGATTTGTTGCCGACATATATCGGAGTTTTGGTTTGATGGAAAATCTTTTCCCTCTGACTGCAAGTTGTGTGGCCTATGGTGAAGAGACAGACTATTTCACCAAACCATGTAAAGAATGTTGGTGGTGCAGAGAAAAGAAATGGGCTTTTGGAATGTATGATGGGTGTGTTACATGATTCTAGAATACAATGGCGATAAGGTTGATTATTTTGAAATCATTTTTAATGATTATCTTTTTAAACCTTGGGGCATAGATGAGTTACAACCCGCTAGAAAACTTGGAATTTGGTTGTCGGGTGGTGCAGATTCGGCATTTACCTTTTGGTATTTGGCTAACTGTATTGAAGAAAACAAACTTTACGACTTCAGTATAATACCTATCCATGGTCATGATGAAGCAAGACAACTTGTGGACTCCAGAGTTCCCACTTTGAAAATTATTGAGTATATAAAAAACGAATTTCCTAATGTTAATATTCAACCCCCACACATTTTCAGTTATTATAAAGACCCTTGGTTGGAAGACAAAGGACCATGGCATCAAGCGCAACAAGAGTATCTGCGTAAAAATCATATAATTGACATAGTTATAAATTGTATGACTGCTAATCCGCCTGTAGACGAAATAGACGGTGCACTTAAAGGAAGAAGAGACCCAACTAGAGATAAAGAAGCAAGATTGAAAACTTGGAGTATAGAAAGACACAGACCGTTTGAACTTGTGAACAAGAAATTCTTGGCTCATTTTTATAACGAGTTTGGTCTTGCAGAACTCTTTAAGATGACGGTATCTTGTACAGCGGGTTACGATGCAGATAAAGAAAAAATATTTCCATGCCGGACATGTTGGTGGTGTCTGGAAAAATATTGGGCTTTTGGCATGTATGACAATGGAGATGCTAGATATAAAATTGTCTTCAATGATGGTGAAACAGAGAAGGTACTAAGAAGTGAAGATGAAGTGAGATTGTGAAATGATATTTGAAAATGAGATAGTATTTCCTTCAGACATAATCATAAACTCTTCCAATCAATCAATCTTCAGGGAAATTGTAAAAAGCGATTTGTCTAAGTTAAATAAACCAGTGTATGTTCTATGGACTAGTTTTGACACCATAGAGTTTTCTACCACTTTGTTTGAACGAACCAAAGATGGCATAATGACAGTTAAACATCGTCCTAAAAGAGATAAATTAGGTTACACCGAATGGTCTTGGTATTACGATAGGTTTATAAAGGAAGACAAGAAAAACTTAAAGGTATACCATACTCACATGCGAACACAAAAAAAGTATTTGCATGATTACCTTGACAGATTTTACAATCCCTTTTATGAAATCGATAACAACTTGTGTCTTATCAAAACAGTAAAAAACTTGTTTGACGCTAATGGCGTTAACTATAGATTTGTGAAACCGTCTAGAAAAAAATATTACTACAAAAATTACCCTGATAACGATTTTTTTGATACTGCAGAGTTTGAGGTAACAGATTATCTAGAGAAACACGAATTATACCATATTTTAAAAGGGCCTGAATGGATGCCTTTTAATAGTTTTTATGGTAAATACGAAAGCGAAATAAAATTCTTAATATCCAAAGAAAGAATGTCTGGTGTATATGAGGACGGTTTTTTATGAATATATTGACATTAAAGGTAGGGACAAAATATTCCTCAGATTATGTAAATAGGTTGTGCGGATCAATTAAAAGAAATTCTACAGTAGAGTTTAATTTTTATTGTTATACTGAAGATGCAGAAGGTTTAAACGAAGACATACGCATTATTCCTATTGAGAATATTGACGCTTTTCAAAAACAATGGCACAAAATTATATTCCACAAGACGGGATTTGGAGATATTCAAGAAGGAGAACACTGTCTCATATTGGACATAGACCAAGTTGTTGTTGGAAATTTCGATGACATTTTAAATCACACACTGGAACCTGGCCAGTTTGGTTGTATCAGACGTTGGTGGTCGCGCCGACAGGACTTGTGCAAGATCAATGGTGGGTTCCAAATGTACCGCATGGGAGACACGAACCACATGTGGGAGACCTTCGTATCCAACCCAGATCACTGGCAACACTACTACGTTAACCAAGGGCTTGCAGAAGGTCCAGTCAACGGAGAACAAAACTTCATACACCAACATGCGGGAGACAACCGTTATTGGTTTAACGAAAGGTGGTTTGGAAAGTATGAAGAAAAGGACATGGACAAAATTCAAATGCAATGGTTGAACGAGGTTGACAAGTACGACCCGTTTTACATTGGCGAAGAATTTAATGAAGACGTAAAGATCGTTCATTTCTCTAATGCAGAAAACAAAATGGAAAATTATGACATTAAGTGGATTAAAGAAAATTGGAAATGATATGAAAAACAAAATAATGGACTTATATTACTTTCTTAAGACACGATTTTATAATCGTTTCAATAAGAATAAAGAACCAGTAGATTTTATCTATGAGGATGATTGATGTTACTTACGTTAGGTGATAGTTTTACCGTAAAGAGATATGACGGGGATGTTCCTTGGCCTGAAGTGTTGTCAGACATGTTAGGTAAAGAACTTCTTAACATTTCTGCAGAAGGCGTGAGTAATCATTGGATGTTTAGGAATATGGTGTGGGCTTTACAGGAACGCCCAGATATTTCTTTAATAGTTGTGTCCTTAACAAATTGGGATAGAGTAGAATTCCCTTATCACGATTATGCTGAAAAAGACATAGGGATTGGACACATAACAAAAAGTATAAAACCAAAACAGGTTTTGAATGATGAACCACACCCAATAAACAGAGCATATGCGAGTTATTACAGCACTCTTTATTTTGTAGACACGACTGCTTCATATATTTTAGCTATGTCTGAATTAGCAGAAAAAAGAAATGTTCCAATCATCTTTATTCAGCCTCTTGTTCCGTTTAACAATTTGTCTGCATCGAAAAAAGTCAAATTCGATGCTATTCCGCATAATTTTAAGGTAGAATTTACAGAAGAAGAAGAAAAATACATAGAAAATTTTTCTCTAATTCAGTCTGTCAATAAAAATCTTTTTACCAAATTTGATTTGACTTTAAAGTCCATTCTGTATATGAATGTAGATAATCCTCAAAACCAGAAAGCTTCTCTTAGAGCTTTAGACAACAACGAAAAAGGACATGACTACGAAAGTCTTTATCACTATTTTATAACTTGGTACCCAGAATATCAGATGGGGTATCATGCGCGTGACATATACAAAGGCGGTCAGAAACACAAAGACGTGTGGGATGCACACCCAAACAAAAAAGGCCACAAAATGATTGCCAAAACTGTCTTAGACCATTATAATAAGATACCGAAGAATTTAGACGAATATTACGGAAAGTAAATTGAAGGTTTTTTCAACTCATATCACTGGCATATCAGAAGGATTTCATGATGCTTGCAAGGCGATCATCACTAAAGATGGTGAGATTGTCTACGCGGGACATGCTGAAAGATATTCTAGAGTGAAGAATGATAGGGAACTTCATCCCAACATGCCTCTGAACATGGGGATTACGGTTTTTTACGAGAGACCTTTCCTGAAAAATACAAGGAGATTTTGGGCTGGTCAATCGTGGAAGAAACGACCCAAGTATGACCACTACATTCCACACCATTGGTCACACGCAGCTGCGTCATACTACACAAGACCCTTCCCAGAAGAACCAGTATGTGTGGTGATTGATGCAATTGGAGAGTGGGACACCGCATCCATTTGGTGGAAACGCAAAAAGGTTTGGAGCATGAAGTATCCCAAATCGTTAGGGTTGTTCTATTCTGCAGTGACTAGACACATTGGATTGAAACCAAACGAAGACGAGTTTATCACGATGTGTATCGCCGCCATGGGCAACCCACAACATGATTACAACCCATACCTCAATTATCATAAGGGTGGAAATTTCGTTGGTAAGAACGAAGATGTTGCGGCAAGTGCTCAAAAAATACTTGAAGACGAAGTCATCAAGATTATGACACGTGCTAAACAATACTCCGACTATCTTTGTTATGGTGGGGGTGTTGCGTTAAACTGCGTTGTGAACACTAAGATTAAACCAATGTTCAAGGACATGTGGATTTTTCCAAATCCAGGCGATGGTGGCAGTAGTCTCGGAGCCGCATTAGCATATCTCGACAAACGCATTCAAATCGACAACGTTTTCTTTGGTTATGAAATCAAAGGCGAATTGGATGTGTCTGAGGTAATAGACAACTTAATCAAATATAAAATGACTGGAGTAGCAAATGGTAAATCAGAATTTGGACCCCGTGCTTTTGGCAATCGGTCTCTCTTGGCCGATCCTAGAGTGGATGATGTTAAACACATGGTTAATAAAATTAAAAATAGACAACACTTTAGACCGTTTGCGCCGGCTATTCTAGAAGAGTTCGCAGATGATTATTTTACTGGACCGATGAACCAGTACATGCAGTTTGTTGCACATGCAAAACATGATTACGACTCTGTGGTTCATGTTAACAAAACATCTCGTGTGCAGATTGTTAAAGATGACGGAAGTAACATGCGCAAAGTTCTTGAAGAGTGGTATGAACGAACAAAATGTCCTATGTTGCTCAATACAAGTTTAAACATCAAAGGCGAACCGTTAGTCAACACAGTGGAAGACGCAAGACGATTTGAGAAGGTGAACAGGGTTCCAGTATGTACTTGAAAAAATTATGGTGGAAATTAAAAGTAAGATTTAACATTTTAAAACTAAGAATTAAAAATGAAAAACGAGAAACCAAGCCGTACATATACGAAGAAGAATAGTGGGGAAAAATATGTTTTGGGATTGGGGTGTAGTCTTACTAACCCAGAGTTTGTTCCCATCGAACAAAATAGACACCCAGAAGACGGATCGTATGAATTTCCAAAGTGGACAGAAATTGTTGCAAAACATCTTAATTTGGGATGGGAAGTGTGGGCTGAAAACGGCACGTCAAACGAAAAGATATTTAATAGGGCTGTCAAATATCTCGCCACAGATGCAGACAATATAGAACTCCTTTGTGTAGCATGGACAGATTGGGAAAGATTTGCCATTTGGGGTAAAAATTTCAATCTATACAACGCTAACTCAAATCAATCTCATCATGCAAATTATCATGAGATAAGATCGACCTATGAAATCTTGGTTAAAGAAATGTGTGTTGAAGATAGTCACAATTTAACCAGAATGATTCGTCAAAATTTAGAATATGTGTATACTTTGCAAGAACTTTGTAAAAGTCTAAATGTAAAATTTATTTTCTTCACATCTGTTTCGGATGTATTTGGCATCGAATCTTATAAAACTGTAACTTCAGAACTTGGATATACACCAATAAACGAAAAAAAGTTTTTGGACATGATCATAAATGAAGATATGACATTTATGATTGACGCGAAACACTACATAGATTTTCCTAAATTCAAAAAGTTGATAGGCGGAAAAGAGACAATTTTGGAGGAAAAAGAATTTTTTGTTATTGACGGACACGCAAATGAATTTGGTCATGAAGTATTTGCAAAATCAGTTATAAGAAGATACGAAAAGATATATGGGAGAAAATGAATATGTTGCGCGTGATATGTGTGAGGACTGGTACTAAGTACAGCCAGTGGTATGAAGACAACCTAAGATACATGGTTGACAAATACTCTGGATTGGAGTATGATGAATTTGTCTGTATTAAAGATGATGTATATGATGATGCAAGAGGCGTCTTCAATAAACTGTTGATGTTTGACTATTTTAAAGATGGGCAGAACATTTATTTTGACCTTGACACCTTGATCAAAGGCGACTGCAACCGTTTTCTAAGAAAGGACTTCACGTTGTGCCATGCACACTGGAGACCCGCCTATCACACGCCTCTGAACTCTTCTATCGTTTCTTGGGAAGGTGATGCATCCCATGTCACGAAGGCGTTCCACGACGATCCTGAGTGGTGCCTGCTGTATTACAGAAGGGGGATGGACCAATACATCTTTGAGAAAACAGACTATAAGACATTTACTGAAGAAGATGGTTATGTTTCGTTTCAAACTGAAATGGAAGAAACCGATGCTCCAATTTATCTGTTCAACCAGAGATACCAAGATTTGTTGAAAGAAAACCAATGGTATACTAAATATCTTTTGAATACTGACGACAAACCAGAATTTTCTGAACTTGCACAACTGACAGACACCAAATTGCGCAAAATGTGGAAAACCGACAATACTCCGGCATTGTTAAAAGCCAATCAAGCGTCTAAGATTCGCACAAAGAAATAACTTAAAGAGAGAACTATGAGCAACTTGAAAGAACTTACATGGGAACATCACGAACGAGCTGAGACTTCCTATTTCGCAAAACGATTGATGAGTGGTGAGATTACACCTAAAGAATATCAAGAGTATTTGTTTAATCAAATGATATGTTATGGTGCAATAGAATTTGCAGTAGAATTGCCAGAAGAATACAAAACCGTGTTTCGTTCAAATGCAATCTATGAAGACCTGCATGAAATTCAAAGTGAACATAATTTAAATCCGTTAGAACGTGCTTTGGACACGACAATAGAATACGTGAATTATATCGAAACCATCAAGAACGATAATCATAAACTTCTAGCACATCTATATGTTCGTCATTTTGGTGACCTTCATGGCGGTCAAATGATTTCTAAGAAAGTGCCTGGGTCTGGTAAGTACTACCAATTCGAAAACCGCTATGATTTGATCAAAGGTCTGAGAACTCTTCTAGACGACACGATGGCTGATGAAGCAAGGATTTGTTTTGATTTTGCATTCCGTTCTTTTGAAGAATTGAGTAAAAATGCAAACCCACAGTGACAAATTAAAAGATTTTGCTCTTGAGATTTCTATTCTCTTTGACAAACATCTTCAGACTTGGAACAATGAAAAACACATCCAAAACCTACATGGATGGAAAGACGATTTTTGGAACAGTGATCTGATTGAAAAATGTCACTTGAAGACAATCGATCTGTTAGAAGAAAGAAAACTTTGGTTGTTGCACCTCAATATCTTTCCAAGACCTGGCTGGGACCTCCCCATTCTTGGATGCGACATTGTTGCAGGACCAAACAAAATTAGTGGGGCGTTCTTCGACTTCTCGCCTGTGGTACATGACGATCATCCTCTTTGTGTATACTTTAACGAAGAAACGAAAAGGTTCACTTGGAAGAAACCAAGAGAACTTCCAGACTGGGCGAAAGAAATCTTCAGCGACCACATGATGGCAGTCGGCAACGTGCGTGAGGAAGAAACGGATCAGTTTTTACTTGCCACCAAGACGATGATATGTTACTATCTAGAAAATATGAACAAAGAAGCAGTACAAGTAGATTTTTCGACAAGGGAGATACTAAACAAGTATTGTTTCAACCAGAAGAAAAACTTGCAGTTGCACAACAGCATAATATCTATGGGAGTATCACTAGAGGACAAAGACTATTATGTGAACAATGTGTTGTTTGAGGAAATTGAAGATGCCGAAACTGATATCTCTGGGGTGTAGTTGGACGGATCAAAATTTCGAATCTAACGAAACATTTGGAATAGAAACATGGCCACACGTTCTTGGTAAAAAATTAGGATATGATGTTATCAACCTAGGCATCGCTGGTTCTGGTAATAGTAGTATCATGAAACAAGGAATTGATGGTATTACAAAATATAAACCAGACATGATATGTGTCGCATGGACTTCTCATGGTAGACTAGACTTTTGGAATGTTAAACATTTTCTTCCGTTTAATTTGTTTCTAAAAGACATAAAAACTTATAAAACGAAACGACGACCAGATTTCTATTTTCAAATGGCAGAAGATTTAGTTCAAAATTTGATTGGGTTTGGTAATGACAAGTATATTCCTGACGACTTTTTCAGAAACATGTACGTATTAAACACGATTGCAGAAACTCACTCCATACCGATATACTTTACTTCTGCTAAAAAACTTTGGGATTTGTCTTACTACGATTGGGATGTTTGCGATGAAGAACAAGAAGAAAACATTTCGCAACCGATCAAGAAACAATATCAAAATTTTTTAAACGATTGGGTAGAAAGTAGTTACTTTGGAGAATTTGACAAACCAAAGTATAAAGACAGACTTATTGGATGGCCGTGGTTCGAAGAAATGGGTGGGTACACTATGAGTACGGTTCTGACCGATGGACAAAATAATAAAACGCATCGTATATCGCCAACAAATGGTCATCCAAACCAAGAAGGACACAACCTAATTGCAAATGAGTTTTTTAAGAAAATTAAAATATAAAATAAAAATTTGGTTTTTCAAATACAAAAAAGAAAAACCAGACACCTATATCTATGAAGAGGAAAGATGAATGAGTGAAGTTGTTTCACTAACACCAGAAAAAATTCACATGGCTATTTCTGAACAAATTTCAAAAGGCATTCCATATATTGAGGCCTTGATTAATTTTGCAGAAAGAAATAATTTGGAGATAGAATCAGTTGCAGACGTGATCAAAAAGTCTTCTATTTTGAAGGAGAAAATTCGGACAGAAGCCGTAGGTTTAAGAATGGTGAAAAAAACTGATGAGGACCAAGACATTACCATCCTATGTAAATGATAAATCGTACGCCGTTTACATAAAATATCTCGCATTGAAGAAACATTTTACATCCGATGCGTACGATTATCATAAATACAATGGTAAAGTAAGAGCGTCATTCGATTCGTTTTGTAGTCGCAATGATGCGTTTTACTTTGCAAAACTCGCAAAACATGAAGACTACGAAAACGTCTTGATTTCAAACATGGTCAAGAATCCTAATGCGTGGATTAGAGACATTGTGGAAGACGATTTCATTTATGTGGAGTGGAAGAAAAAAATAGATGCTTTGGGTTATACCTTCAAGTCTGATTTGAAAAATCTTGATGATGACTGGAAGAGTAACTTTGTGTCAAATGATGGTCAGCATCCATTGATCATATCTTTGCGATTGCAACAGAAGATTCAATTGGAGACGTTCACCATCTTGACTCACATTGCAAATATTTTTGAATATTGGGAGCAGAATTTGCTTGACAAATACGTGGCTTCTGATATAATTAGACAATCAAGAAAGTACTATCCTTTCTTGGAGTTTGATAAGAAACGGTTCAAGACTTACGTCAAGGACCATTTTGTTATATAAACAACGATATACAACGTAATATACAGCCATACAAAGGAGAAATACCATGGTTACAGACTTTAACTCGCTCAAGAAGAATCGTTCAAAGTCACTCGAAAAGTTGAACTCTCAACTCGAAAAAATCAACGAAAAATCATATTCAGACCCTAATGAAGGTAAGTATTGGAAACCCACCCGTGACAAAGCGGGGAATGGTTTTGCGATTATTCGTTTCCTTCCTGCCCCTTCTGGTGAAGAAATGCCTTTCGTACGTATCTGGGACCACGGGTTCCAAGGTCCTACTGGACAGTGGTACATCGAAAACTCCCTGACTACTCTTAACCAAGACGATCCTGTCTCTGAGTACAATTCCAAACTCTGGAATTCTGGTATTGAGTCTGACAAAGATCAGGCGCGTAAGCAGAAACGTCGCCTCAAGTTTGTTTCTAACATTTTGGTTATCAAAGACACTGCACATCCTGAGAACGAAGGTAAAGTATTCCTTTACGCTTACGGTAAAAAGATTTTTGACAAAATCAACGATCTTATGAACCCGCAGTTCGAAGATGAACAGCCTATGAACCCATTCGATTTCTGGGAAGGTGCAAACTTCCGCCTGAAGATTCGTCAGTTCGAAGGTTATCCAAACTACGACAAGTCCGAGTTTGATGCGCCTTCCGCTCTGTTCGATGATGACGATGAGATTGAAAAGGTTTGGAAACAACAACACTCGCTACAAGAGCTGTTGGACCCGTCAAACTTCAAGTCTTACGCAGAACTGAAAACGCGCCTCTATCGTGTTCTCGCTCTGGGTGAAGATGCAGGCCCGACCGCACGTAGCACATATGAAGATGACGATGGTGATGATGATTTGGATATTGGTGCGTCCATGCCAACTGCATCGCCTGCACCTCGTCAGTCTGATGATATCCCTTTTAAGAGCGCCATGAATAACATGTCGTTTGATGAAGATGATGACGATCTTTCAATGTTTAAGGAACTCGCCAAAGGATAAAGTGCTATGAGTAGCAAATCAACATCCGATATCATTGATTTTGATTTCGGTTTTAGCTTCATCGATGATGAAATCGAAGCAGTAAAAGAAACAGCAGTGGCCTCAGAGGCCACTGCACAAGAACTCGAAACACAACTCAGTATCGTGATGAACGAGAAAATCGACTTGGAAGCGAGAATGGAAAAGTTGTATCAGTCGATTGAACCTTTCCTTGATAACTTGTGTAAGTCACCAGAAAAGAGTACAATTTTCTGGCCTGATCGTGTAGAGAAGATTCAAAATTACAAAATGAAATTGAAGTCTATTGCAGAGGGAAGTTAATTATGAGTCTATTAGATAAAATGCTCAAATCAGGAGCTGTCAAGGCTTCCTCAGTTCTTTCAAAGTCAAAGTTTTTTGATGCAAAGGACCCTATCAAGACAGAACTTCCCATTCTCAATATTGCCTTTAGTGGATCATTGAATGGGGGTCTAATCCCAGGCCTCACTGTAATTGCAGGACAGTCAAAGTCTTTTAAAACTCTGTTGTCTCTATATTGCATGAAAGCATACCTAGAAAAGTACGAAGACGGAGTTGCTCTTTTGTACGATTCTGAATACGGTATCACGCCAGAATACCTTCAAAGTTACAACATTGACACAGATCGTGTTATTCACATTCCAGTCGAAGATGTCGAACAACTTAAGTTTGATATGATCAAACGTCTGGAAACTGTAGAAATGGGTGATCGTGTGTTCATCATGATCGACTCTGTCGGTAACCTTGCGTCTAAGAAAGAAGTTGAAGATGCCATGAACGAGAAATCTGTCGCTGACATGTCTCGTGCAAAGGCACTCAAGTCTCTCTTCCGTATCGTTACACCAAAGTTGACTGCCAAGGACATTCCTTGTGTAGCAATCAACCATGTGTATCAAGAAATTGGTATGTTCCCCAAAGCCATCGTATCTGGTGGTACGGGTATCTACTATTCTGCAAACCAAATCTTTATCATTTCCAAGTCTATGGAGAAGGATGGGACAGACCTTGCAGGGTTTAAGTTCACTATCAATATTGAAAAGTCACGTTATGTGAAAGAGAAATCCAAACTACCGTTTACTGTTCTTTATGAATCTGGTATTCAGAAATGGTCTTCACTTTTTGATCTTGCTCTTGAGGCGGGGTATATTGCCAAGTCAACACAAGGGTGGTATAATACTGTGGATATTGAAACGGGCGAGGTTCTGGAACCTCGTAGACGTTTGAAGGACATTGAATCTGACAACGAGTTTTTTGAAAACCTTGTTAGTAGCTCAGTCTTCAATGACTTTATCGAACAAAAGTTTAAATTAAATATGTCACAGGTTGAAGATGATAGAAAAAACAGTACTCACGAATTTGATTCTGAATGAGGATTACTATCGAAAAGTATATCCTTATCTAAAATCCATTTACTTCGAAGACAACAATCTGCGCAAGGTGTTTGACACCTTCGCAGAATACGTTGAAAAGTATAAAGAGCAACCATCCTTGGAAGCTCTTAAAATCTCACTTGACAAGAGAAAAGACTTCAACGAAGAATCTTACAGAGCAGTAATCGCTGAAGTCAACACTTTTGTGCGGGATGAAAACACAGACACGAAATTCCTGATTGATGAAACCGAAAAGTTTTGTCAGGATCGTGATCTGTACAACTCCATTCGACAATCAATCAATATTCTAGAAGGTTCTGGGGGTGGGCTCGATAAAGGGTCCATTCCCAAACTTCTTTCTGATTCTCTTGGGATTAGTTTCGACACTAGTGTTGGTCACGACTTCCTTGAGGACTTCGAATCGCGTTACGAATTTTACCATCGTAGAGAGGAAAGACTTCCTTTCGATATTGATATCTTGAACAAGATTACCAAGGGTGGGTTGCCTCGTAAGTCTATGACCGTCCTCTTGGCAACGACTGGTGGTGGTAAATCTCTTATCAAGTGTCACATGGCTGCGACTCACTTGATGTTTGGTAAGAATGTCCTCTATATCACCATGGAGATGGCTGAAGAAGAAATTGGTCGCCGCATTGATGCGAACATCATGGATGTGACAATTGATGAGGTGTCAATTACGCCTCGTGATGTGTTTCAGAAACGCATGGACCGATACAAATCCAAGACAAAAGGAAAATTGGTTGTCAAGGAATACCCAACTGGTTCTGCCCATGTCGGGCATTTCCGTCATCTGTTGAACGAACTTCGTATGAAAAAGAATTTTCAACCAGACATTATCTTTGTTGACTATCTTAACATCTGTTCATCGTCGCGGGTTCGTGGTTCAGCAGCTGCAAATTCTTACACTCTAGTCAAATCAATAGCAGAAGAGGTGCGTGGTCTTGCGATGGAATTTAATTGTGCTGTGGTTACTTCGTCTCAATTCAATCGTGATGGTTATGGGAATAGTGACGTTGACCTTACTAATACTTCTGAGTCTATGGGGATAACTCACACGGCGGATGCAATCTTTGGTCTTATTACAACTGAAGAACTTGACGATCTTGGTCAAATTATGATCAAACAACTCAAGAACCGTTGGGGGGACCTTAGTTATTACAGAAAGTTTCTTGTTGGTATTGACAGATCAAAAATGAAGATATATGATCTAGAGGAAAGTGCCCAGAATAACATCGGTTCCTCAGATGGTCAGAAACAAGACAAACCTGATCTTTCTTTAAACAAGAAGAAGAAAAACATTTTCGATGACGTGCAGGGTATACAATGAATAAATAATGTTTATTGAACACTCCATA